GAACAATTAACATCAGCAGTTCATAATGCTGTAGATAAAATTTGTGAAAATAATAAAGGTGTTATTGTTACTATTGTTGGAACACATAATTGTGTTAGTTGTAGAGGTGTTAAACATGATGGAGCATCAATGGTTACAACTAAAGCATCTGGAGTGTTTATGAAAAATGAAAATTTAGCTAGAAAGGAATTTTTTGATTCAATAAAAATTAATAATGGAGGGCACAATATATAGTTATGTTAAAAATAGATGATAATAAAATAGCAGTTAGTTGGTGGGATATGATGGATCTTATAAAAGATTTATCCAAAAAAATTCCACTTGAAGTACCTTTAGCTGATTCAATTTATGGAATACCAAGAGGAGGTTTAATACCCGCTGTTTGGTTATCTCATTCAACAGGTTTACCATTAGTAGATACAATAGGTAAAAATACCCTAGTTGTAGATGATATGACAGATAGTGGTGTTACTATGAATAAAATGCCTGGACAGTGGACAGCTGTATTATACCATAAACCACATACATCAGTTTTTACTCCTAATGTATATTCTAAATTACATGAGGGAGATGAATGGTTAGTATTCCCTTGGGAAGAAACATCTGCTCCTGCAAAACAGGATTATTTACAATCAGATGAATTTAAAGAATTTGCTGAAAGGGAAGATAATTCTAAAGTATGGACTAAGGAAGAAGATAATAAAATCCAAACTATTGCGGGTTTAACATATGATAAAGAGAATAGTTTCATGAAATTTATAAATAGAAATGGGTAAACAATTAACAATTTTTGATGCTTTAAATGAATATAAAGATGCACCTAATAGTGTACCTTTTGTAAACGAAGTAGAACAATTTAATGCCACTTTTGGCAAACCAAACAATTATGAACCGACAATACCAGAAAAAAAGGAATGGCAATTCGTATACGACTTTGTACTTGAAGAATTGGAAGAATATAGACAGGCTTGCGAAAACGGAGACATCGTGGAAGTTTTGGATGCTTTGTGTGATATTACTTACGTTTCCCTTGGGAACGGTGTTATGTTACACGGCCTTAAGGATAAGATATGGCCAGCATATCAAGAAGTACAAGCAAGTAATATGTCGAAGTCTTGCAGCACTGAAGAAGAAGCCATGGAAACTGTCACCCTCCGTTCTAAAGAACAAGCTGAGCCATGTCACTACGAGAAGGTGGGGGAAAGATTTGTAGTATACAGAACAAGAGATAGAAAAGTAATGAAGTCAATTAATTATTTTAAACCTGATTTAAAACAGTTCTTTTAATGTATAAAAAATGTTATGCAACAAGATTAGGAGAAAATAAATATAAGATTCATCTTTGGGACGAAGGAGGTTATGATGAAATCGAATGGTATAATTATGCTTACCAAGAATGTTCTGAAGATAAAGAAGAGTATAAAGGTTTAGGTGGTGAATCTTTAAAAAAAATATATAAATGGAATAAGAATTATAATAATCTTCATTTCCATGATATGAAACCCCACCAAAAATATTTAGTGGAAAAATATGGTACTGACGATACACCCTCCACAGGACATAGAGAATTATTTTTTGATATTGAGTGTGAAATAGGAGGAGCCTTAACAGAAGAATATATAGAAAGAGCTCCTATGCCTATTACTTCTATTGCTTGGTGGGATAAAACCCCTGATACTTGGCATATTTTAATTTTAGATAAAAAAAACCAACTTAAACATACTAAAGCTAAATCTAAGGAAATCATTCCTTGTTCTACAGAACAAGAATTATTAGCTAAATTTTTAGAACACTTTAGAGAAATAGACCCAGATATTTTAATTGGTTACAATAGTGATTTCTTTGATATTCCTTATTTGTATTATAGAATGTGTAATGTTTTAGGTCAAGAATGGGCTGATCAATTATCACCTTTAGGGGATGTTAATGCAAAGAAAAATAATCAATATTTCTTTAAACGTAATCAATTTGTAGATATTATAGGAGTTGAATCTTTAGATTATATGAGATTGCATAAAAAATATAGTTGGAAAGATGAACCTAGTTGGAAATTAGATGCTATTGGAGAAAAGTATGCTAAAGTAAAAAAAATAGATTATGATGGAAATTTAGATCAATTATTTGAAACAGATATTAATAAATTTATTCAATATAATTTTCGTGATGTAGAAATATTAAAACTACTAGATGAAAAATTACAATATATAGCTTTAACTAAAAATTTATCACATAAAGGTAATCATAACTATAGTGAAGTATATTCTAATAGCATAACTCAAGATGGAGCAATTTCGGCCTATTTATTATCTCAAAATATTATTCCTCCTCCCAGGGATCCTAATCCTAAAAGTAAAAAAGGGTATGCTGGTGGTTATTTATTTTGTCCTAAAGCCGGATTATATAAATACATGTTTGATGAGGATTTAACTTCACTATATCCATCTATAATAATGTCTTTAAACATAGGAAAAGAAACATTTAAGGGACGTATCATAGATGCTGATGACCGTAATAATAGATTAGGTCTTAATGATTTAAAAGAACTTGCTCATTATGAAGAATTATTAGTTGAAAATAATAAAGGACAACAAACTACAGTTAATGTGGGAAGATTAATTTCTATGATTGAACAAAATAATTTAGCTATTTCAGCTAACGGTTCTCTATTTACTACTGATAGACAATCAACTTTATCTACAATATTAGCTAAATGGTTTGAGGAACGTAAAGTATATAAAGCTAAGATGGCAAAAGCATATAAGGCTAATGATAAAGAAAAAGGTGAGTATTATTTTTTAATGCAATATACAATGAAAATTTTATTAAATAGTTTATACGGAGCAACAGCATTACCTTCTTTTAGATATGGAATGAGTTATTCAATATTAAGTGAAGCTATTACTTTAACAGGACATAGAATTATACAAGAATCAGCTCTTTGTGCCAATAGACATATGAATGATGTTATAAGAGGTAAAAAAGAATTAAAATTAACTAAAAAATCTAAAGTTAAGGAGGAAGAATTTACTCCTGATATTAAGGAACAACCAAGACCTATGTGGTAATTAATTAAATAAAATGAATAAACCAAAAAATAAAATACCCCTATTTAAAGTTTTTATGTCCCCTACAGCTAAAAAAAGAGTGGGAGAAGTATTAGATAGTGGATATATAGGACAAGGTCCTAAAGTAGAATTATTTGAAGATCAATTAAAAGATTATCTTTGGAATAAAAATTTATTTACTACTAATTCAGGAACTTCTGCTTTACATTTAGCTTTACATTTACTTAAAAAACCAAATAAAGATTATTTAGATGATGAGTATCAGGGATTAATTTTTACCAATCCTAATTGGCCTGGAATTGAAGACGGTGATGAAGTACTAGCTACACCTATGACTTGTACTGCAACTAACTGGCCTATTTTAGCTAATAATTTAAAAATTAAATGGGTTGATATAGATCCTTCTACTTTAAATATGGATTTAGATGATTTAGCTAGAAAAATTACTCCTAAAACTAAAGTTATTATGTTAGTTCATTGGGGGGGTTATCCTAATAATTTAGACAAAATTAAAGAAATCCAAGAAAAGGCACATTCTATGTATGGATTTAAACCCTTAGTTATTGAGGATTGTGCTCATGCTTTTGGTTCTAAATTTAAAGGTACAAAAGTTGGTAATCATGGTAATATTGCTATGTTTTCCCTTCAAGCTATTAAGCATGTAACTTCTGTTGATGGTGGTATTTTAACAGTACCTTATAAGGATTTATTTACAAGAGGTAAATTAGTAAGGTGGTATGGTATTGATAGGGATGGAGATAGGAAAGATTTTAGATGTGAAGCTGATGTTTTAGAATGGGGATTTAAATTTCATATGAATGATGTTTGTGCTACTGTAGGTATTGAAAATTTAAAACATGCAGATAAAATAATAACAAAACATCAAGATAATGCTAATTATTATGATAAACATTTAAAAAATGTTCCTGGAGTAACTTTATTAGAAAGACATAAGGACTGTGAATCTGCATTTTGGATTTATTCTATGTTAGTAGATAATAGAGAAGATTTTTATAAATATATGGATGAATGTAATATTGCTGTTTCACAAGTTCATGAAAGAAATGATAAACATACTTGTGTGAAAGAATTTGTAACTAATCTACCTAATTTAGAAAAAACTATAGGAAAAGTAGTAAATATCCCAGTTGGATGGTGGGTAACTAAAAAAGAAAGAAAGTATATAGTTGACTGTATTAAAAAATGGAAATAAAAAATATTTTAATTTATGGTTCTTCTTATTTAACTGCTATAACAGTTAATTTATTAAAAGATTATTATAATTTAGTAGGCCATATTCCTTCAACATCACCTACAATAAAAGGTAAAGTTAATTTACCTATAGTAAAAGATAATATAGAGCATGATATTAAACTTTCTTTACAGTATGATAAAAAATTAATTAATATAAAAAATGCATTTAATGTTCATACGGGTTTGTTACCTATGTGGGGTGGTACAGATATTTTATATCACACTTTACAAGAAAAATCTGTAGAACAAGGATTAACTTTTCATAAAATGGGTAAAGAATTAGATTATGGTAATATTATTAGTAAAATAACTTATCCAGTAACTAAAGAAGATACTATGATAACATTGTATGATAAAATGGTTAACATATTTCCTTTATTTGTTTTAAATAGCTTAAAATTATTAGAAACTATGACAGTTAAAGAAATTAATTCCTGTACTAAATTACCTCCTAGAGTATTTAAAAGAGGTAAAGTAAAAGAAAGTGATAATGACATATATAAACTAACTTTAACAAAATTAAGAAACAAATATGAATAAATTTATTCCAACTAGTTGTTATGTAGTTAACTTTTACTTAGGCGAAAGAAGAAAAATGTTAGAGTCCTGTAGGGAAGATAAATTTTACTTATTAAAAACCCAAATAAAACATTTAGAAGAAGTTAAACATAGTTTAGATAAAATTATATTTAATTTTAATGTAGATATAGATCATTACTCCTATTTAACTGAAGTTTATAAAATTACTCCAAAGAAAATAAAAGATACAGAAGTAGAAATAATCATAAGAGAAAATAAGGGTATAAGTTATGGCGCTTGGTCTGATGTATTTGGAAAGTATCAATTAAATTATGATTATTATATCTTTAATGAGGATGATTATTTTTTTGTTCAACATAATTGGGATCAATATTTAATTAATAAACATAATTCCTATTCAGATTGTGGTTATTTATGTCCTTTTTTAAGAGAACCCCATAGACATAATGGTTTTAGAAAATATGCTGGGTTATCTACAGGAATTGCATCTAGTAAAAATCTAAAAAAGATTTGGGATAAGTTTGGTATGTTACCACATAGTAAAGAATCTGACTATGTTTCAGGAGAGGAAGCTCAAATACGTTTTAGTTTTGCTTTTCTAGAAATTGGATTAAATATATATGATATTAGAGATGATTATAGAGTTAATTTTGCCTGGACAGAAGAAGATGGAAATGACATATGGAGAATCTTTTGGTGGAATGAAAAAGATTTAATTTATCCTGCCTTTTTAACAGAAACGGATAAAAGTTATAATTGGTTTGAATCTTGGGATGGAGAATTTCTTGATAATCATAAACCTTTATCGTATATTGATGCTATGGAATGTTATAAAACAAAAACAACTTATTACGGAGAAAAATAAAATTATGCCTTTAAAGAAACAGTCAATAAGAAAAAATATGAACATTGTAGTAAATGGGGATAAAATATCTAAGGATGAATTGATATTAATCAGTGAAGACTGGAATGAAACTCAAGAAAATTTCTTTAGAAAAATGTTAAAACAAGGAGGTCATTTTCGATTAAAAGGAGTAAAATATGAAGTTGAATTAATCAAAGACTCCAGAACCAGATCTGATGGAACAAAAGATTCTGGTGTAATTCAAATACCTGGAGATACACAATTTTAGATGAAACATTTAGAAGATACACCTTGGTTTATTTGCGATGAAGGAGATACAAATTTTTGTGCCTATGTAGACACAGATTCAAATTACTTTAATGCCGAACCTTTACTTCTTCATTTATATCCTAATTTTGAATCTTTTAATGATAAGAAAAAAGATCAATTATTAGAAAAAGTTGCCATTGAATATCAGGATATTATTACTGATCATTATAATGTTTTATCTAAGGAATGTTTTAATGTTCCTAAACATAGACTTGAAATGAAAACAGAATGTGTTATTCGTTCTGCTTATTTTAGAGCTACTAGAAGATACGCTCAATGGATTACTAAACAAGAAGGTATTGCTAAGGAAACTCTAGATATTAAAGGTTTAGAGTTTATGAAAGCAAATTTTCCTCCTATATTAGGAGATTTCTTTAATGATATTTTACAACAAGTATTAAAAGGTGAAGGTAAAGAAAGTATTATATCTCAAATTAAAGTATTTAAAAAACAAATACTAGATGGTACTATTCCTTTAGCTAAATTAGGTAATCCAACTGCTGTAAAAAAATTAGAAAAATATAGTGGTAAAAGTGCCCGTGCAGGTGAAATGTTTACTGAAATATTAAAAGGTGCTCCTGCTCCTGTTCGTGCTGCTATTCGTTATAATGATTTACTTAGATTATGGCAATTAGATAGAAAATATAATCTAATTACAATGGCAGATAAAGTAAAATGGATTTATTTAAAGGATAACCCATATAAAATAGAGGCACTAGCATTTTTTGATTATGAAATGCCAGATAAAATAATAGATTTTTTAAATACTTATGCTGACAGACAAAAAGTATTTGACTCAATTTTATTAAATAAATTAGAGGGATTTTTTAGTGATTTAGGTTGGTCTCTTAATTTAAATCCTTATGTAAACGCTTTAAAATCGTTTGAAATATAAAATAATTTTCGTATATTATAGTTATGATAAGTAAAAACCAATTAACAAGTATTATTTCCAAATATTACCTAAACGGTTTAAATAACCAGGTAAAATGGAGAATTAAAGATAATCAACTTACTATTTATGCTGGTGAAGCAGGTAGAGTATGTAAAATAGTACATGAAAATTTTCCATTGGAAGATGCTGAATTAGGAGTATTTGATACCCATAAATTAAGTAAATTGATATCCATTACAAATGGTGATTTAATGATTTCATTAGAAAAAATGAAAGCCATTTATACTAAAATCCATATTCAGGATTCAAATTTTGATTTAACTTATTCTTTAGCGGATACTCTAATTCTAGGAAAAAATACCTATTATGATGATCCGGAAGAGGGATATGAGATAGTTTTAAATTTATCTCCAGAAGATATAGACCATTTAATTAAAGCAAAAAACGCCCTAACAGACGTTAATAATATGTTAATTACAACAACAAAAGATTTTGATAATAATAATGTATGTGAATTTATTTTTGGAGATAGTACAGGTTATTCTAATAAAATATCATATCAAATGAATGGTGATATTAAAGAAACTGGAATTTCAATTCCATATGATTCAGACATATTTAAGGATATTTTAAATTCTAATAAAGATCAAACTTCCGGTGTATTAAGCTTATCAAAACTGGGTATACTAAAATTAAATTTTTCTTCTGAAAATATTTATAGCGAATATTATATTGCTAGAAATGAGTAGAATAAATAAACTAATAAATGCTTTTGGTAATTTAGATCAAATAGCTAATGGTATAAAAAATAAATTATTTCAAAAAGAAGAAATAGAAGAAATAGCTTGGAAACGTTGGCAAATTTGTACCCAATGTAATTATTTTGATACAGTAGGTAATGAGTGTGCAGTACCTGGTACCGCTCCCTGTTGTAGCGATTGTGGTTGTATACTTAATCTTAAAGTTAGATCACTTTCTTCTAGATGTCCCCAAGGTAAATGGGAAGCTTTTATGAATGAAGATATGGAAGATGATTTAAAAAATAGCTTGGAGGGTTAATTTTTATTTTTTATATTATATGTATAATAAAATAACATTGTAGCTAGGGCACAAGTTATGTTTTATGTTTAATCGAGTTAGCTTAGGCGCTCACAAATAAAAATGATATGAGTACATTAGAAATTTTGGAAAGGCATATAAGTCCTTTCGACATCCTATTTAGGAATCACTTCAACGCTGAATCGCAATTCGCACCAGCTTTAAATTCAAAACAACCACATCCACTTAATATTTACTTTGACGATAAAGGTCTTTATTTTGAAGTTGCCTGTACTGGGTTAACTAAAAAAGACGTTATTCTTGATATTGAAGGGGATATTTTAAAAATAAGTTATAAAAAACCAAAGGATGAAAAATTCCATGAAGGAACTATCCATAGTGGTTTATCTAAAAAATCTTTTGACTTAAGATATAAAATTGCACCTAAATTTGATTTATCAAAAACTGATGCATCTTTAGCAAATGGATTATTAGATATTTTTATACCTTTGGCTGATGAAGCAAAACCAAAGTCCATTAAAATTAAGTAGTATTTTTTATTAAAAAAGCGTGTCCTAGCTCAATATTTTTTGTATATTGGAGTATTAATAAAAAAATTACAAATGGCTAAAAAAGCAAAATCAATCACAGTAATTTCAGATCCTTTAATGGAACCTTACTATATAACAAAAGATGATTTATGTTATACAGTAAATGAAAGAATAACTCCTAATAAAGATCATTTTAGATCCAAAGGTGCAGGAACTGAATATGCTAAACCTCAGGGTTATTATGCAAGTTTTGAATTGGCATTAGTTAAAATCTCAGAGGAACTTATGCATACAAAAAGAAATTATGATTCACTTAGTGAATATATAGAAGAATATAGAATAATTAGTAACCAAATAAAAGAATATACAGATGGAATTAGAAGCACTGTTTGACGCTGTTATAGTTAAGCCCTTTGAGGCGGAAGAAACTACTTATGGTAATATAATCGTACCTGATTTAGGGAAAGAAAAAAATGAAATGGGTACAGTTATGGCCGTAGGTCCTGGAAAACCAACTATTACAGGAGATTTTATTCCTACTAAACTAAAAGTAGGAGATAAAGTTGTTTTACCTACTATGGGATTTACAAAACTTCCTTATGATGGAGAAGAATATTATGTAGGTCCTGAAAACCAGGTTTTAGCAAAAATAAGTAAAAAAGAATCATTTAATGAAGCATTAAATGACACTTTACAAAGTATAAGTGAAGAAGAAATTGAAAATTTAAAAGACATATCTAATGAATAAACAAGTACAATTTGGAACAGATGCCAGAACTAATTTAGTTAAAGGTATTGATACATTAGCTGATGCTGTAGTTTCTACTTTAGGTCCTAATGGAAGAAATGTAGTTATAGCTAATAATCAAGGAGTGCCTCAATCTACAAAAGATGGGGTAACAGTAGCTAAATCTATAAATTTAAAGGATCCTGAACAAGAATTAGGAATACAATTAGTAAAACAAGCTGCAATTAAAACAGCCGAAAAAGCAGGTGATGGTACAACAACATCTACTTTATTAGCTAGAGAAATGATTAAAGCAGGTTTAAGTGCTTTAAATAATAATGAAAATGCAGTTCAAATAAAAAGAGATATTGATGCTACAGTAAATAAAGTAGTAGATAATTTAAGAAATAATATATCAGAGGAAATTACAGGTGAAGAGCAATTAGAACAAATTGCAACTATATCTGCTAATAATGATAAAGAAGTTGGCAAATTAATTGCCACTGCAATAGATAAAGTAGGAATGGAGGGGGTTGTTCATATAGAAGAATCTCGTACAGGTGAAACTTATCTTGAAACTGTTGAAGGGTTACAGTTTGGAAGAGGTTATAAATCACCTTATTTTGTTACAGACAATAATACAATGACTGCCACATTAGAAAACCCCCTCATTCTTCTTGCAGACCAAAAAATTACTCAAGTAAAAGAATTATTACCTATTCTAGAAGCTGTATCTGCACAAGCTAAATCTCTTGTTATTGTAGCTGAAGATATAGATAATGAAGCATTAGCAACTCTTATTGTAAATAAAATGAGAGGAACTATGAAAGTAGTAGCAGTTAAAGCCCCAGATTTTGGAGATAGAAGAAAATTAGCTTTAGAAGATATTGCTATTACTACTGGTGGTGTTGTTTTTGATAAACAAAAGGGAATGAAGTTAGATAAGTTTAGTTGGGAATGGTTTGGTGAAGCTAGAACGGTTACAGTAGAAAAAGAACAAACCACTATTGTTGATGGTAAAGGAGATATTGATAGAATTGAAGCACGTATTGAAGAACTTCAAAAACAAATTGATAAAGCTACTACACCATTTGAAATAGAAAAACTACAAGAAAGATTAGCTAAGTTTGTAGGTGGTGTTGCTATTATTCATGTTGGTGGAAACACAGAAACTGAAATGAAGGAAAAGAAAGATAGAGTTGATGATGCACTACATGCTACAAAAGCTGCCATTGAAGAAGGAATAATTCCAGGAGGTGGAACTGCACTATTATATGCGTCATCAGGTTTAGAAACTAAAACCACTGGAGCTCAAATAGTAAAAAGAGCCTGTGCTAAACCATTTAATCAAATTTTAGTTAATGCCGGTTATGATGCAGTTCAGGGACAAATTATTGCTGATGGAATGATTAATTCTGGTAATGATGGTTGGTTAGGATTTGATATAAAAACTGATAATACAGTTGATATGAAAGAAGCAGGTATTATAGATCCAACAAAAGTAGCCAGATTAGCTTTAGAAAATGCTGCTTCAGTAGCTGGTACAGTTTTACTTACGGAATGTACAGTAGTTAATGAATTAGAGGAAGAAAAACAACCACAAATAGATCCATCAATGATGGGGATGATGTAAAATAATTTCGTATATTATGCCTGAGACTAAAATTGAAGAAAAAAATATATTAATAGCACGTAGGGTACCACCTGGAGATAAGTGGAGATTAGTAGCAAATGAACCAGATGGTCCTATACATGCCTCACTTACAGATACTTTAGAAGCCTATATGATAAAAACAGGATTTAAAGGTAATTATAGATTAGAACCTTTAAAAAGTAATTTATATGCTATTGATTCTAAAGAAACTGAAGTAATACCTGAACCAGAGAAAAAATATTCTATTTATGGAGAATTTGGAGCATAGTTTATTAGTAGAAAAATATAGGCCAATTAAGTTAGAAAATTATGTTGGTAATGAAACTATTAAAAAGTCTATTTCTAAATATTTAGACCAAAATGATATCCAAAATCTAATATTTTATGGGCCAGCTGGTACTGGTAAAACTACATTAGCTAAACTAATAGTTAAAAACTTAGATTGTGATTACATTTATATTAATGCTTCTGACGAACGAGGTATTGAAACTATTAGAGATAAAGTATCTAGTTTTGCAAGTGTAGCTTCTTTTAAACCACTTAAAGTAGTTATTTTAGATGAAGCAGATTTTCTTACAATACAGGCTCAAGCATCACTTAGAAACATAATAGAAACATTTTCACGTACTACAAGATTTATTATGACTTGTAATTTTGTAGAACGTATTATTGATCCTTTACAATCCAGGTGCCAAGTACTCAAAATTGTACCTCCAACTAAAAAGGATATTGCTAAACATTTAAATTGGATTTTACAGCAAGAAATGATTATGCATGATGTAAATGATTTAGCACCCTTAGTTAATCAATATTATCCTGATTTACGTAAATGTATTAATATAATACAATTATCAACACAAGATAATGCTTTACAATTAGATAAATCAATATTAGTATCTTCTAATTATATAGATGAAGTTATTAGTAAGCTAAAGGAAGATAAGGACACGTTTAAAGAGATAAGACAAATTATAGCTGATGCTAATGTAGATGATTTTGATGAGTTATTTAGAGCACTATATGATAGAGCATCTGAATATTTACCTAATAGAGAGGGTACGATAGCTATACTAATTAATGAACAACAATATAGAGCAAATTTCCGTATTGATAAGGAAATAAATGCAATGAGTTTAATTTCACAAATAATAAATAATAAATAATTATGCAACAACAACAACCAGCAGGACCTCCTATTGATTTAAAAAACACTACTGAAGTGAAAAATTTTGATGGGGGAGTATTATTCAATCAAGGAGTAATACTGAGAACAGTATCTAAATTTGTTATGGGCACTGAAGAAGATGCTTTATTACCTATTCCAGTATTTTATGATCCATCATCTCAAAAAATCCTTAAAGCATCAGTTCCAAAGGATCTTAGAGAAGAGTTAAAGGATTATATAATGGATAATTAATGAAGAATATATTTGATTGGCTTAAAGCTATTAATACTACTAAACCCGATATAAATTCATTTAAAGATAAAGATTGGGAACTATTTAATAGTTATATGATTCATAGGTTTTTATCTATGAATAGAGATTTTTTGGAGATAGTTAATTTTGTTCAAGATTATCCTCCTCAACAAAAAAAAGCTATATATCAAATATATAAAGAATATATTCCTAAAAATAATAAATGGAATAAGTATATTAAATCTAGTATTAAACAACCAAATAAAGAGTTAGTTCAGTATCTGAAAGAATTTTTTAAGGTATCATCTAGAGAAATTTTAGATTACTTAAAGGTTTTAAAAAAACAAGAAATAACAAATATATTAGAAAAACAAGGATTAAATAAAAAAGAAATAAAAAAAATATTATGAATTTACAAGTATACAAATTTTTAAAGTCCGAAGCAGAGGCGGATAAAAATAAAGCTCTAGCCAGTATTGAATTATTAACTAACCACCCAGCAGGAATAGGTGATCATTCAACTAAAGATTATTGGGATAATTGTAATGAAGCTCTTCGTTTATTAGCTTCTGCAGATGAAAGATTAGAAGTGTTAGAAAAATATTTCAATAATAAAGAGCAGGTAAATGGGTGATAGTAGAAAAGCATATGGAGAACTAATTAGTGAAGAAGAATTTGATAAATTAGTTCAAGAAGATACTGATGGGGTAACCGTTAGTAGTGCAGTTGAGAGATTTGAAAATGAATATCCTGAACTATCTCAAGAATATAAAAAAATAGGTCAGGAAATGTATGAAATGTTTGCTGCTAAGCATTTAGACTATGGTCTAAATAATATTGCCTTAGGTGGGGATCTAACTAATGAAGATGATAAAAAATTTTCACTTACAGGTTTAGCTATTAGACTTACTGATAAAATTTCTAGATTAAAAAATCTTTTAATCAATGGTAAAAACTACGTTAAAGGTGAAGGAATAGAGGATACGTTTATTGATATTGCTAATTATGGAATAATTGGAATGTTAGTAGGACGTAACAAATGGAAAAAATAAATTTTGGCTAAAAAAATACCTAAAATAGTAAGGGAGATTCAAAAGAATCCTCCCCATGAAATTGATTACTCATATCAAAAGAATATATCTTATTCTCAAATTTCTATGTTTAAGCAATGTCAGAGAAAGTGGATGTTGCATTATAAAGATAAAATTAGTCAAAGAGATGTTTCTATATATTTAGTTTTTGGAATTGCAATTCATGAGGTAATTCAGGACTATTTAACAGTATTTTATTCTAAAAGTAAAGTAAAAGCAAATGAAATAGATTTGGAATCTTTATTTCAAGAAAAATTTATAGAGGCATATCAAAAACAATATAAACAAAATAATGAAATCCATTTTTCTGATGCTACAGAAATGAGGGAATTTTTTGAAGATGGAGTAGAAATTTTAAAATTTTTTAAGAAAAAAGTTGGTGGTTATTTCTCAAAAAGGGGTACTTATTTAGTAGGTATTGAATTACCAATAATTAATACACCTAATAAAATGTTAAATAATTTATTATTTAAGGGAATGTTAGATATTGTTTTGTACCATGAATATAGTGACACTTTTACTATTATTGATATAAAAACCAGTACTAGAGGATGGCATGATAAGATGAAAAAAAATGAAGATAAACAATTTCAATTAATATTATATAAAAAATATTTTTCAGAATTATATGATATTCCTTTAGATAAAATTGATATTAAATTTTTTATAGTTAAAAGAAAATTATATGAAAATTGTGACTGGGCACAAACAAGAATACAAGAATTTTCACCCCCAAGTGGTAAAATTAAATTAAATAGGGCTACTAAATATGTGAATGATTTTATGTCTCATGTGTTTAATTCCCAAGGAAAAATTAAAGAACAAAATTACCCCTGTACTTGTGGGTATTGCGAATAAAATGGCGATTTTAATAAATACTTATATATGTATAATAAACGTTTTAAATAATAAAGACTATGAGTAATAATAAAAAAATGACACTAACTAGTGTTAAAGTTCAAAGCAATTTATTCGAGAATTTTAAAATTGAATGTGTGAAAAGAAAATTTTCATTTCAAAAATTAGCAGATCGTGCTTTATTTTTGTATCTTACAGATGAAGATTTCCGTAAACAAATTACTAACCAAATAAATCTCGAATTAAAAGGCAATGAATAAACAATTTGACCACATCCCAAAGGATAAAAGAAAAAAAATACTTCTAATTTGCGATGATATTAGAGTACATTCAGGTGTAGCTACAGTGGCTAAAGAAATAGTAACTCACACTGCACATCATTTTAATTGGGTACAAATAGCAGGTTCAATTAACCACCCTGAAAAAGGTAAACGATTAGATTTAAGTGAAAGTACTAATAATATAATGCATATTAATGATTCTTCCGTTATAATTTACCCTGTAAATGGTTATGGTAATGAACAGGAAATTAGACAAATTATGTTTATGGAAAAACCTGATGCATTATTCTTAATTACTGATCCTAGATATTTTGTTCATATTTTTCAAATGGAACAAGAAATTAGAAAAAATATTCCTATAATTTATTTAAATATTTGGGACGATTATCCTGCTCCAATGTATAATAGCCCTTATTATGAATCTTGTGATTTATTAATGGGTATTTCTAAGCAAACAGTTAATATTAATAAATTAGTATTAAAAGGAAAAGAGAGAAATAGATTATTTAGATATGTACCTCATGGTAAAAATCCAGATATTTATTTCCCTATACCTGAAGATGATCCAGATTATATTAGAGCTAAAAAATCATTATTCCCTAAAAGGGATCCTAAATTTGTAGTATATTTTAATTCTAGAAATATTAGAAGAAAACAAATTCCAGATACAATGTTAGCTTTTAGAGCATTTTTAGATTCCTTACCTAAGGAAGAAGCTAAAGATTGTCATTTAATTTTAAAAACTGAAGGTGTTACTGAACCTGGAACTGATTTACTTAAAGTTAAGGAATATATTTTTGATGAAAGTTATTTTGAGAATGTCCATTTTATTTTTAATAAATTAAATGAAGTTCAACTAAATCATCTTTATAATTTAGCAGATGTTCAAATTCTCCTTACAAGTAATGAAGGTTGGGGGTTAGCTAATACAGAAGCTATTTTAGCAGGTACCCCAATTATTGCTAATGTAACAGGTGGTATGCAAGATCAAATGAGATTTATTGATGAAAATGGAGAGTGGTTTACACCAAGTGCAGATATTCCTTCTAATCATAGAGGAACCTATAAGAAACATGGTGAATGGGCTTTTCCAGTTTATCCTACTTCAAGATCAATTCAAGGTTCACCTCTAACACCTTATATCTATGATGATAGATGTAGATGGGAAGACGCAATGGAGAGAATAATGGAATGTTATAAGTTAGGAAGAAAAGAATTAAAGAGAAGAGGTAAAAAAGGAAGAGAATGGGCTTTAAGTGATGAAGCAGGTTTTACTTCTAAACATCAAGCCTATAGAGTTATGGATGCAATAAATACTTTATTTGATACTTGGAAACCTAGAGAAAAGTATGATATAACTAATGCAACAGAATATAAAGGTAAATTTTTAAATCATAAAATAATATACTAATGAGTAAACCTAGATTTGTAATATCTTGCCCTTTCGATACCTATTCTGGTTATGGTGCAAGATCAAGAGATATAGTTAAAGCTATTATTGAAACAGAAAAATATAATGTACAAATTTTTCCTCAAAGGTGGGGTAATACTTCTTGGGGTTTTTGTAATAATCATCCTGAGTGGTCTTTTTTAAATAAGTATGTAGCTCCCCAAGATTGGCAAAAAACACAACCTGATATTTGGATGCAAATCACTATTCCTAATGAGTTTCAACCAGTTGGAAAATATAATATTGGTTGTACAGCTGGAATTGAGGCTACTGCATGTAAGGGTGAGTGGATAGAAGGATTAAATAGAATGGATATGAATTTTGTTTCTTCTAATTTTGCTAAAAAAACATTTGAAGGAATGGTTTATGATAGAAAAGATCAGAGAACGGGTCAAGTAGTATCTCAAGTTAAACTACAAAAACCAATTCAAGTTGTTTTTGAAGGAGTAAATTTAGACATTTATAAACCTATACCTAAAAAAGATATTAAAACTATTGATCTATCAGAAATAAAAGAAGAATTTTGTTATCTATTTGTAGGTCATTGGATGCAAGGTGACTTTGGTCATGATAGAAAAAATGTAGGTATTCTTGTAAGATCATTTTTTAATGCATTTAAGAATAAAAAAGGTAAAAAACCTGCTTTAATACTAAAATCTTCAGTTGGAGTTGCTTCCTACATTAGTAGAGAAAAAATATTAGATAAAATTAAAGCAATTAAAAATGATATGGGTCCTGGTAATTATCCTAATGTTTATCTTTTAAATGGTGAATTTAATGATTCAGAAATGAATGAATTATATAACCATTCTAAAGTTAAAGCTATGGTAAGTTTTACAAAAGGAGAAGGATTTGGAAGACCATTACTAGAATTTTCTACTGTAGGTAAACCTATTATAGCATCAGGTTGGTCTGGGCATATTGATTTTTTAAATCCCAATTTTACTACTCTTTTACATGGTAAATTAGAAAATATCCATCCTAGCGCTGCTAATAATTGGTTAATTCAAGAAGCTCAATGGTTTCAAGTTGATGGCACACTAGCTATAAGTTCTTTAAAAACAATGTATAAACATTATAAAAAATATATTCCATTAGCTAAAAAACAAAAGTTTTATGCTACACAAAATTATAGTTGGGATAAAATGAAAGAATTAGTAGATTCTATTTTAGATAAAAATCTACCAAAATTTTCTCAACAAGTGGAGTTAAATATGCCTAAATTAAATTTACCTAAACTAAAAAAAGTTAAATAATATGCAACACGATTCAATAATAAACTGTCCTAAATCAGGAGGTGATTTATGTTATAAAGTTGAAGTAAGTAAAGATATAACTAACTATTATAGTATGTCATGTGGTTTTTGGACTAATAGTTTAATGAAAAAAGGTTCTCAATTTTTTAATGAACAATGGGAATTATTACCTGAGTTATATAAAGATTTAGCTTGGGAAGATTCATTTACTGAGTTAATTTGGTTACCTAACACTATTAATATAAAAGAAAATGGAATGGTATTTGCACAGGGGACAAATAAAGATAATTGGAAATGGTCAGCTGTAAAGGCTATCAAAAATGAAGATGGTGAATATAAAACGGATATGAGTACTGCTAAGCATTTTAAAGAACGTGATTTTATGGATGCTTTATCTTATATTGGATTATTACCTTAACATTATGAAAATAAGCTATGCAATAACAGTATGTAATGAGTTTGTAGAAATACAAAAACTTATATCTTTTCTTTTAGAAAATAAAAGAGATGAAGATGAAATAATAGTACTTTATGATGAAATAAATGGAGATGAAGAAGTAGAAAATTTTTTAAGAGCTAAAAGTATTAATTTAGACTTCATGTGGTATCCTGGTGAATTTAAAAATCATTTTGCTGATTGGAAAAATTATCTAATATTTCAAATTGATGCTGACGAAATACCTAATGAGATATTAATAGAACAGTTACCTACTATACTAAAAAATAATCCTAATAATGAAGTTTACTTAGTTCCTAGAGTTAACACAGTTGAAGGGTTAACTGATGAACATATTAAAAAATGGGGTTGGAGATTAAACGAAGATAGATGGGTAAATTGGCCTGATTACCAATGGCGTATTTGGAAAAAAAATAAAGAAATAAAGTGGAAAAATAAAGTTCATGAAGTGTTAGAAGGTCATAAAACATTTGCTTCATTACCTCCAGTTGAGGAATATGCTTTATATCATCCTAAATCAATTGATAAACAAGAAAAACAAAATAAATATTATGAAACACTCTAAAAAAGTATGGTATGCACCAAACAAACATGAAGCTTATGGTG